ATACGATCAAGTAGTAATTCAGCGGTATAGTGATGGTATTTACTGGCTGAATAAAAACCTTATTGGAGTTGAATCTGGAATTTCTGAAGATTTTAAAATTGCTTCTTATTCAAGCGAAGCAAAGGCAATTAAGGTTATGGAAATGGTAAGAAAAGCATGGATAAATGAAACCGTAGAATTTGAGGATAGAATTTGCCATAGAAATATTATTTTTCAGTTCCCGCAGGATGAAGAAATCGAGGTGCAGGAATGATTTTGAAATGCCTTGGTAGCGGTAGTAGCGGAAATTGCTATCTTTTGACTGATAGCAATGGCAAAACCCTTATCCTTGATTGTGGTCTTTCAATCCGTGAGATAAAAAAAGGATTGAATTACGATTTGCGGTGTGTGGATGGGTGCATTGTTACCCACCACCACAAAGACCATAGCAAGTCGGCAAAAGAACTTGAAGAGATTGGAATTGAGGTTTATAAGCCGTACGAAAAGTGCTACAAGGTAATGAATTTCAAGAAAGCACCATTTCTTATTTCTACGGTGCCTATGCAAGATAAGGATGGAAAGTTTTGCCACACAAACACGGATGGTAGCGAGTGTCCGTGTTACGGATTCATTATCAGCCATCCAGAAATGGGTAACTTGCTTTACGTGACCGACACGGAATTTGTCAAGTGGAGATTTAGAAACTTAAATCACATTTTGGTTTCGTGCAATTACCAAAAGAAGTACCTAAGCAAAGTGGCAGGAAAACGAGAACACGTTTTTCGAGGGCACATGGAACTGGAAACAGTCAAAGATTTTGTAACCGCAAATAATTCAAGCACATTGCAGAACGTCATACTGTGCCATATGAGCAAAGAATCGGCAGACCCCAAAGAATGTATGCAAGAGGTTAAATCGGTTCTTAAATCGGCAAATGTGGACGTTGCAGAGCCTAACAAAGAATGGATTTTAAAGAAAGGAGATGAATGTCCGTTTTGAAAACAGAAAAAAGAATAAAAAAACTAATTAAGTTTTTGAAAAATGAATTTAAACACGGAATACAGATGTTTAATTCTCCATCTCTTTCAGGTGATGAAAGAGAGATTATTTATAATCAGGATGGCATAGTTGTTTTGCACAGTTATTACTATGAATACATAGAAATATATGGAATTTCTACCAAAGAATTTAAAAAGGTTATGAAAAAATCCGGCGGATATTAAGA